GCGCAGCAATGCGCGCTTCCAGTGCAGCGATTCGTTCCTCCAGCGCAACGGCGTTAGTATGATGGCCAAGGCTGTCAATATGCACTCCGCTGGTGGTCATGTTGCCGGTGTGATTGATGTTGCCCTGGATGGTGACAGTGCCTTTGAGCGTGATGTTCTGCTGCTCGATCGTAACCGTACCACTCGGCGCGTTCACGGTGATATTGCCGGAATTTGATTTGATGTTCGTATCACCGTCGCTTGTCAAGTTGATCGCTGCGCCGCCAGTCGTGGCGATGTTGACGGCCTTGGCAATCGTCGCTTTCCAGCCGCCTTTGAAATCCTGCGTCAGAAACGGATCGGCACCGCTGTTAGCGTCGAATTTCTCGCTGTGGCCGCCTTCCCATTCACAGTAATCAACCATCGGATCCGTCACGGGCGGTGGCACCTTGGTTGTGTAGAAATGTCCTATCGCAGCGTAACTCGACGTTGAATTGGGCAGTTTTACCATCAACACGTTCTGCCCGACGCGCGGCATGGCGAAACTCTTTTTACCGCCAGCTGAGATTTGCAGCATCGGCACAGGCTTGGTGATGAGCGGGTTGCCGGTGTGATCGATCTTATCCGGCATGATGACGCGCATGTTCGCGCCTTTCTCGCTTACTTCCAGCTTGGAGACCTTGCCAATTACAACTGCATGCACAAACCGTTGATCACGCCCGTCAGTGTAATCGGTATCGGCTAAGAGATTTTTGCCCATAACTAATAGTCCAGCGTGCGTCTGACGTGAATCCTCGTGTCATACATCGGGCAGAGAACATGGTGCGCCTGCTCGATGAACCACATGCCGTCAAACTGGCCGCAGCCCGATAGCGTGAACGTCTGACCAGAAGCGATTAACGGGTTGCCAATGGAAAGTTCAATGTCCGATTCGTACCTGCGCTTGTTCTTATCACGCGTCTTGGCCTGCGCCTTGGTCAACACCGCGTCGGCTTCCGCGCTGTCACTGGAGAAGTATTGCAAACCACCTGTCCCATCAAAAAGCTGTGGCGATCCGCTTCCGCTGTCGCTCGATTTCACGTCGCTGTTCCAGTTGAGGTTATCCTTCCATGTGGACGGGTTCATCAGCGATTCGCCTGCACCCACGCCTGTTCCCTGCAAAAGAGAATTGGAATCAAACTGCCGCTGTGAAGTATCGCCTGTCTCGATGTCAGTATTGGACACGACCGTCGATGCAGTAAGATCGGTCACTTGCAGGCGAAATCTGCCGCTGCTCATCCGATAGGTCTGCGTGTCTGCGCCTGCCGCGCCGTCGCCATATACCAGCGTGAAACTGGACGGCTGCTGGTCGAGCGTTAGCGGATCATAAAGCCACAGTTGTCCGCGCGCGATCTTGATTTCGAGCTTGGCGTCCTCAGCGAGCCGCCTCAAAAACTGGAACGCGCTCTGCTGCACCTGCTCGACGCGATCATACATCGGATTCTTTTGGGCTAGAAACTTCGGCTCAAGATGATTCTCCCCTGCGATCTGCGATACAATGTCTTGAAGCGACTTGTTCTCGAAGCCCCTTGTCTCGTTTGAAACCTTGCCGTGCGCGTCATTCGGAATCGAGTTCGCTTTCACATGCACCGTGTGCTGCGGCAAATCGAACTCGATGGAATCGATGTAAAACGTCCCGCAATCCAGCGCGAGCGTAGCCGCGTTCGGGCCGAACCAGCGTTCAGCTTGAATCTTCGCGCCCAGCGTCGCGCCTGGGGCCGGCATCCATTCATTGATGAATTTTCTGTCGCGATCAGCGAGACTGAACTGGCAATCGTCGGCGTGCTGTCCGTCGCAGCTGTCGGTGTATTCGAAGTGCAGCAGATACGGCGCGAGCTGTGAATAAAAGTCTTCCCCGTTCAGGATGATCTGTGGCCGCGCTGATCGGACCTGAATTATCATGTGACCACCACATTTGCGCTCGTCCATGGGACAAGCGGAATGGCTGTCTTTTGCGGCAGCACGGGCACAATCACCTGAACACCGGCAGGAAAATTACAGATGTCGCGAAGTTCATAATTGGCTTCGAGCAACTTGTACATGAGCAGTTCGTCGCCGCGACGCATTCCGTACACCTTGAGCGCAATCAGGTCCCACCAATCATCCTGCACGGACACATATATGCTCGCGCCCTGTGGAATTGGTTGTGCGTATGTCGTCCCATTAGCCATAACCGCTCTACGCAAACATAATCTCTAACTACCGTAACCGGATTCGTAACTTAACCGACGTTCCTGGCGCTGTGCAGCTTGAAACTCGCGAATGAACTCGCGCGCCGCATCGCGCAACCTTGTGCTCATCCGTCCCATGGCGTGTTCATCTGCATTGCCATGAATGTGAATCTCGGGCGCGTGATGCAAGTTGAATATGCCGCTCCCGCGACTGCCTCCGCCCAACAGACCGCCTAAGACTGAAAGGGGTCCGCGACCGCCCAGCGGCAGGATCGCTTCTGGACCGCGTTCAGCCAGTGCAGCGATTTGCGGCCGCAGCGCGATGCCGCCCTGCTGATACGCAGCCGCCAGCAACGGCGGCGGTGCGTTCGCAGCTGGCGCAGCAGCAGCTTGTGCAGCCGCGATTTGTTGCGCCTGACCAAGGTATGCGGTTCCCACATCGGGGTGCATTCCAATGGTTGAAAATCGTTTGCCCAGAATGCTTCCGCGTATGCTCGCTGACCCAGCAGCAGAGTTTGCATCGCGCACAAAAGCTGCAACTGACTTGTCAACGTCATAGGCGTTCCCGTAAGCCTGCCCGTGCGAGTATTGAAAGACGCCAAACGATCCGCCCGGGTCACTCAGATTTGTCGATCTTGGATTGAAACCAGATTCAGCGGGCGCGACAGAGACGCCCCAGCGCGCCCATTCCTCAGGCGTCCCTTTGACAATGCCAAATCGTGCAGCATCGGGTGGCAGACCTTGCGGCGGGTATTGTCTGAATTGCGTCAGCAATTTGCCGTATAACGTCGCGCCAGCGGTAGCTCGCGGGCCGAGCGAGGATTCCCCACCACCGTAGGACATTGTTGCGCCAGCTGGAATATAACCAGCGCCGCCTCCAGCTGGGCCGCCTCCAGCGCCTAGGATAGTCGTTGTTGGCGTGGCTGGAATCGCTGGTACGCGACTCACAGGCGCAGCCCACGGCGCACTCGTCACGGGCGGTGCTGGCGGTGCTGTTTGCGGTCCATAACCAGCGCCGCCTGGAGCTGCGTATGCTGGCGTTGGAAGAGCTGAGGGAGCGGCAACACCCGGCGCAGCACCTTGCAGGTATGCTTCACGCAACACCGGATTACTCGCGTACTGAGGTGGAATCGGCGGCATCGTTGCTAGAGCCGTTGGAGCGGCTCTTCCGACGTCTCTATTTATTCCAAAGTGTTTGGCGATGAAACTGCCGATCAACACGGGCGGAAGTTTCTTCACGACCGCTGCCAGCGCCTCCATCAGCTTTACCAGAAGCTTGAGTTCGGTGTTGAGGATTTTAAGCGAGCGAACGATCGCCCCGCCGAGCAGCCTTCCGAAGAATCCGGACTGGGGCCATTCGAGGCCAAGGGTTGTCCATAACTCTTTAAACGTGTCACCGATTTCGTGCCACACCTTTGCGACCTCTGGCATTTCAAGCCGCTGTGCCAGCGCAACAGCCTCTCTGGTAATCCATGTTATGAGAGTGGCTAGTTCCCTCATCGCGTCCAAAATCACGGGCTCAATGTCCGGCAGTGCGTCCGACCATGCCTTGGCCATGTCAGCCTGCGCTGGCAGCATCTCCCTGCCGATTTTCTTGGATAGTTCATCGAACAGATTCCGCATCCTCTGAATCTGACCGAGCGGCGTCCGCGCAGCCGCATCATTGAAGCCCTGGTATTTCTTCATCAAGTAGGTGATGTAATACAGCGCGCCGCGCCAATCGTCCTTGTAAGCTCTGAGCCGCGCCATCTCGCTTGGGCCTATCGGAATGAACTGCTTCAATGCCATCGCCCGACCGCCTTTTGCGACCTTGACCAGTGTGTCGCCAAGTTCTTTCGCATCCTCAGTGCTGGCGCGAATCCCACGTGCGTGAACCAATACGTCGGCCAGTACCGGCTCTAATTCTGCGATCTGGCGAGGGCTTTCGCCAATCTTTGAAAGGCTAACTGCCATGGTATCGTAAATGCTTTTGGAGATCACGCCGGTTTGTGCCAGCCGTCGATTGTAGTCTTCAAGCATGTCGGCTTGGGCGGCAGCGGCGTCGCGCCCCTGCTTTTTCATGTGAAGGTAGAACTCGTTGGTCAGCGCGAGCGCGTGTTCCTGCGCTTCGGCAGCGGCATCAAACGCGCCTGTAAATATCTTTTTGAACACCGCGCCTGCTGCGAATGCCGCGACACCAGCAAGCGCGGTCTTCATTGCCGAGCCGATCAGCTTGACCGCTTCCGATGTTTCTTTCGCGGTGCGCTGCAACGCCTTCATGCGCGCCTGCGCCTGACGCATGGCCGAATCAAACGAACTCAGCAGCTTTGCGCCGACCAGGAATTGAACTTGGTACTGGTGTTGATTCATACGATCACACCTTTTGTGCCGTGGCGTCGCGTTCCTGCTGCAACTGCAGGTTGAGTTCCGCTATGTACTTTAACAGTTCGAAGATCGGCAACTCCAGCCAGAATTGGATACCACCGCCAGTCTCCCGCGCCAACCGCAGTACGATCGAGCGCAGAAGTTTGGTTATACTTTCTCCTCCTCCGGTGAGCTGCCACAGGCTTTTAGGGCTTCGTTCCTCACCGCTATGTAATAACGGCGCGGTAGTTTCATTATCAGCCCGGGCGGGACGTTCGCCACCTGTGCGGCGAGAATGGTCTGGTAGAGGTGCTTCATCTCTGGCAACACCACTTCGTTCCTGTCAGCTTTGTAAAGCTTGGTGAACGTTCTCTCGGCGCGCTGGAAATCTTTCCCGATGAGGCTGTCCCAGTCGAAGATCAGTTGCTTATACTTCTGACCGTCGAACTCGAATGGTTCATCGAACCTGAGCAGGCGCGGCGGCTGCGCAGGCTCCACTCTCAGTTCGAGATATTCTGCTTCAGCGTCAGCGGCTTGTGCGAGGCGGTTGACTTCTTCTGTTGCTGTGACGTCGTCATCGTTGTTGTTCATGCCGCATTTTGTCCGTCACTTTTGCGGCTAGGTCAACCCAATCAGTTGCCGGATGGGCAACGCTTCGTCTTCGAGCGCCTGACCGTTCCACCAGCGACAGATGCCGTTCTCCTTATCAATCTGGAGCACGTTCACATCATTGTACAAAATGCGATAACTAATGAGTTCGTATTCGGTCTCGCACTCCTGCTTCGTGCCGATCTCGAGTTTGCCGAAGTTGAATCCCTTAGGCGCTGTGCCGCAGATGAATCGCCAGCCGTTGTGAATGATCTTGTTGGTAGAGCTGTCGTGCGATTGCATCGCTGCCCAGCAATCCAGGTTCGCGCCATCCTGTAGCGTTGAGAACAGCGCGTAATCCATGATAGTCAGCCAAGTAATCTTCAATGAATACGGCTGAAAGTGGCATTGCACGGGCATGCCTATCTCGCCGAAAATGCCGCTGCCCTTAAGCGGATCCTCCAGGTTTTTCAAGTCAGGCAGCGTGACATTGCCGCACCCGAGCAGGCGCCGGCCGTCTTTGAAGATTGAGTAATTGGTTACATGATTTGGCAGTAGCATTTGTTAATCCTCCTTAGATTATCCCTGTCCAGAGATTTGCGATGTATGGAACCCAGTACTCGATGCGGAAGTCAAGCCATTCGGCTGGCGTCGGCACCGCGATGTAGATATGGAAAACATAGTGGCCATTGAGAATCTCCGTAGTCGCGTTCTCGCTCTGGTTGAACGCAATTGATGCGCCGATCAGTGCGCCCGTGGCGGTAATACCGTCGAGCCAAAGCTGTAGCGAGTTCACAACCGCATCAATGAGCCGACGATTGCCTGGCTCGTCAACTTCCTGCCAGATGGTCAGCACTACGGTGTTGCCGATGTAATCGAACATTCTTCGCACAGGAATGAACATATCATGCACATCAGTATCGGAAGGATAAGACGAGGTGCGGTTGCCCCAACTGCGCCACCCACCATTGAAGTTGAGCGCGGTGATTACCCCCTGACCGTTCAACATATTGGCGTCAGAAAGGTGCATCGGGACCTCCGCGCCAGTCGCGTCTTGGAGCGAGTTCATTCGCAGGTTCTTGTTCGAAGGCGAGCAATACGGCATCCCACCACCTTTGTAAGTATCCGTCCATTGCAGAAGCGGCCCTTGTTGCGATGCGAAGTGATACTTCTTCGTCACGGTTGTCGTGCTTCCCGGCGCGCCAACGATCGCGCCGACCAGTGTCGGCATGCCAAAGCAAAGTTCCTGACGCGGGAACACAATATTGTTGGTGGTCTTCCATGGCAGTACATCCGTCGCCTTATGGCAAGCGGTCATGTCCACGTCAATTATGCAGGTGCAGGCGAAACAGCCGTTGATGTTTTCGCACTTTGCTTCCATCGCTGCTGCGACCGTCGGATCATGCGACCACGCAGGGCAAATGATCACACCCGGAACGTAACCTGTCTTCTGGAACACGTCCTCGACGCATTGCAAACCCGTGTTCTGGCCGGTGCTGACATTCACGCCGCCGATAATGATCGAGGCTGTAACAGGCGCCGTTGCCGGAACATTGCCAGCCACTTCTATCGTTGACGTATTGCTCGGGATCGCGCCGGTGGCGATGCGCGTCACCACCCATGTGTAATAAGGTGTTGTGGTATGCGGACCTGCGAGCGAAAGCAGATAGTCCGTGCCATTGACGTAGATCGGCGTTCCTGTCGCGCCTGACACAATCAAGGTCGCGTCATTGATGAGTTGCAATCCGGTATCGACCTGACCGCCTACGAGTGTGAAGGGCGATGCCGGATGCGCAGTCGCGCCCGTGAACACGTCATTGACGGCAATGTAAGTCACGGGGAACACACCGAACTCGACGAATACGCTGTCGATGTGCTCGCAGATATCGTACGTAACCCAGTCGGTCGAGTAGCCCTGCTCCGCCACTGCCTCCTGATAACTGTTGTAAATGCGTGGCACGTTGAGATACTGCTTGCCGTTTGGGGTCATCCAGAGCGGCGCGCTGCCGACCACAACGTTCATGCCGGGATAGGCTGCAACGGGACTGATTACGCTAGTTGGGACGTCTCGCCACGATACTCCGTGAGGGAAGGGGCCTAAAGATGGCATTGTGTTATTCTCCTATGTTTTGATTTTTGATTGCGTGATGCACTGCATGGATGCTCACGTTAAACTCGGCTGCCAGTTCGCGCAGCAAATAGCCCCGCGCCCGTAGAATCCGAATTTCATGAACTTGAGCGATAGAAAGTTTTGTTGATCGCCGATTCATTGCCTGCTGGTTTGCGTTTTCCCAGCGGCAATTCGATGGCTCGTAATTACCGTCATTGTCGATGCGACCGATTGAAGTTTTGCCTTCTGGTCGTCGCCCCATATCAGCGAGAAAATTTTCGTATCTATGCCAACGTTCGCAAACCTTGATACCGCGCCCGCCGTAGCTAGAGAATTTCGCATTACTCGGATTGTAACAGCGCCCTT